ATCAATAGTTACAAAAGTTGTATAATAGGCTGTTGTTCCTTGGGTTGTTAGGAAAGCAACTGTTGCAGCATCCCCGACAGATAATATTGAGTTTAAAGCTGTTGAAGAACTTCCTCTAAGATTAACTGTAAAAGTTCCTGTTGCTGATGTTGTATAATATAGAACAGCTTGAGTTAATAAATCATAGTTTGCTGTTCCTGTAAGTACTACAGCAGTTGTAGTAGTTTTTTCTAAAACTTGTTGAATTTTTCCAGTACCATTAAATGTAACTGCTCCAATTCCTTTTGGAGTAAAATTTATACCAACATTTGCATCACCCCCTGATGCTGTAAAATTTGGATTATTACCAGTTGCTGCGTTAGCTAGAGTTATTTCATTTACTGCTGAAGCTGTTGCTGTAAATATTAATTCTTCATTACTATTGGCATCATTAATTTGTGCTATGATTGGAGTTGTTATTGTAGGAGATGTTAAAGTTTTATTAGTTAAAGTTTGTGGTGCTGTTAAATTTACAAATGCTAAATCTACTACATCTGTTCCATTTAAATAAACTAATTTAGTCGTTTTATCAGTTGCTCCAAATATTACAGAAGCTCCACCTACTTGGTTTAATGCTAAAGTATAAGCACCTGTTGTACCGTTATCTAAAATGTAAGTTTTTTCAATTCCAGAAGCTACATAAACAGTGGCGTTTGCTGCTAATACTCCTGTAAATTTAATAACAGCATTTCTAGCTTCTGATATTGTAGCATCAGTCATTGCTAAAGTTGTGTTAGTAGATGTAAGTGCTATAGACTGATAACCAACAATTGATTGTTGTAATAAGTTTAAATTTGTATTTGTTTTATCTCCCCAGGTTCCAGAGTTTTCCCCTGTTATCATTAACTCAAGTTTGAGGTCTGTAGAATAACTAGATGACATAAGAATTCCTTTTTAAATATTATGTATAATACTCAATTTTAGTTTGATTAGGCCGCTATGTCAACAGCCGCCCAAGTATTAGTTGCACTTGTATTTACTACTATCCAGTTATTAGAAATACCTATATCTACCACGGCCCAAGCACTTATAAATAAAGACCCAATAGAAGTAGTCATCTGTATTCCAGTTACATTTATTTCTTGACTAATTTCTATCCCTACTGTGGCTACCGTAGTATTAAGAGAAACATTAGATACATCTACAGGTGTATTAAGAGCTACTTCTATTGAATTAACTGTAGAGTTTATTACATTTCCTGTAACATCTATAGTAAATGCTATAGTAACTTCTTCATCTCCTAGAGATACAGTTAATGAATTTCCATTTACATCTATATCAGCACCTGCTGTAATAGTAACTGTATTTACTGTAGTTGATATAGATTGTCCTGTAACAGATATATCAACATCTATTTGAGTAGCTATTGTTCCAGTAGTTGTAGCTGAACTTATTCCAGTTAAAGTAAGACTAGCGTCTCCTGTAATTGAAAAAGTTCCAGTAGTTGTATTTAATTGATTGCCTGTAGCATCTACTTCTACTGAAGGAGTAAGAACAGCGTCTGCTCCGATGGAAATATCCATTCCACCAATATTGCCCCATGTACCATAGCCCCACGCTTCTGAACCCCAAGGTAAATTACCAGGAGAAGTAACATAAACTTCAATTGAAGGAACTAATACTGTATCCGTACCAAGAGTTACATTTAATAAATTTGTATTTAAATTTAAATTAGAATCTGCTGTTATAGAAACAGAAACTGTAGTAGAATTTAACTGAAATCCAGTTACAGAAATTTCTTGGCTAAGTAGAATAGATACGTCACTACCAATAGATGAAGAAATTCCATCAATAGCTGCCCATGCATTAGATCCCCAATTACTAGATCCCCATGTTGTAGATGTTCCAGGAGTAGAGACATTTACATTTATATCTCCTTGTAATCCCCAAAGACCTTCACTCCATGTTAATTGATTCCATGCATTAGCCATGACAGTTCTCTCCTGTCATGTAAAATACATTTGGTAAACCAGGTGACGTTACGTTTATTGTAATATCTGCCACCTGGCCCTCCTAAAATTATGCGATTCTTAATATAGCTGCTGCTGATGTATTTGCTGGAAATACTATTGTAAATGTTCCTGATGTTGCTGTTTTATCTGCACCAAAATCTAATACGCAAACTGATTTGCTAGAAGCTGAAGTATTATAAATTAATGCTCCTCGAGCAGTTAATGTAACTCCTGTAAAAGATAAATCTGCAAAATCTACTATACCTACAGAACCATCAAGTGATACTGTTTGAGAAAGTAAAATTCCACCCGTTGCTGTGTATTGTCCTGAGTTAGCAACTTCTCCTGTAGCTGTATAAATTGTAGTAGCTGCTGATAAGTTAGCTGCTGATGTATATAATGCTAATTTAAAAACTTGTCCTGAACCTGAATCGAAATCGTGTACTGCACCTAAAAGTTCTGACTTAAATGTGTTGCACACTGCTTGTGTTATTGCCATATATTGTACTCCTTATAGTTATTATGGTGATGGTGAATTAATTTTAATTCGTAATACACCATCTTGAAACTCGTCTCTGCGTCTTCTACCTGTTTGTTCTAACGCAAATCCTTGTAATGCTGTATTATACTTGTCTTGGTATAGTTTGTACATATCTATAGGTCCTTTTAAATATGCAAAGGCCTCTACTAAGCAAGCGTATAATAATAATTCTGGTGCATTTTGGCTGATATAAGTAGTTGTATTTGTTGAGCTTAAATTATCAGGTGTGTATACATAATCTAGGGTAACTACATAATTAGCACTTGGTATAGGAGCTACTTGAATAGCATTTTCTTTATACATTGAGTAATATTTGGGAAAACCACTTGTTCCAGAGCTATTATATTCAGTGATAAAAGTATCATCCCTAGGTTCTAATGATATTTGGGCTGAAGAAGTATTTGTTACAACTACGGATCTTATTATAAAAGCTCTTCTAGTAGTCGTTGCCCCTTCATCAGTATTATCATCTGGTAATAATAAATATTTATTTCCAGAACTAAAACTCGAGGTAGCATATTCTCTTGAATAATCAGCATCTGCTTCTCTGAATATTTTAAATTCAGAATTTTTAATAAATACATCACAAACTCCATCACTTAAGACTGATGAATCTACTTCTGTATAATTTCTTATATTTGATAATAATTCTGCGTATGTCATGTTATATTTATAGTTACATCTCCAACAGCTAAATAGGCTTGTCTAGCTGAATTAATTACATCTCCACTTGTTCCAGGTTGCATACCATCTGAAAGATATTGTCCTGGCCAATATTGTAAATCTAATTGTACTAAACATCCACCACCAGGAACAGTATCTGACCTAGCATTTTTTAATCCTTGCGGATCTGCTTTATGATGTCTTGGATCTAATTGAGGTTGTTTTGGTTCGTATTCTGTAAAATGTACAAAAGAACCATTCCATTCTCTTCTCATTTCCACATATGGAAATTGCATTCCTGACCTATCGGAAATAGCTAATGATCTTTTACCTCTTGCGAATGCCATTAAACTCCATCTCCAAAGTAAGAATAAGGTGTAATATAAGAGCTTGTTCTTTGAGAATCTTCTTCTAGAGCTCTTTGTAATTCATCTTCATAAACTAATTTTAATCCTTGAACTCTATCTGGGGAAACTTTTTGTCCTAGATAATATGCAAGACCTGAAACCATACATGGTAAAAATCTATAAGGTACATTTGCTTGATCGGAGTATGCACCTGCATCTTCAATTCTACTAATATAATAATATTTTAAATAAGTATAAGTAGCTGCATCGGGTGTTAAATATAAAGTAACAGTAGGATTAAGTAGACGATTCACATAGTATTGTGAAGGTTGTCCTTGTTGTCCTTTATTAGGAAGAGCTGCATAAGCAGATCTATCAATTTTGTCTAAAGAAATATCGTTAGTTGTTTCAGTTATAGTTTGAGCAGTTGAAATATAAGCTTCTAATACATCACTACAACCAGAAGGAGTAGCATAAGTTGCTGTACCAGCAGTAAGTAATTGTTCTTTAAGAACAACTTTCCAAAGATGAATACCTCTATTTCCCCATTCGGAAAATAAAATGTTTAAACTTCGTCTTGCTGATTTTATATTATATCCGCTGTTAGTTCTTACACCACAACGTTCATAGGCTTCTTCAATAATATCATCTATGTCTAAATCGAATGTTGTAGTTCCTGAAGTAGCCATCAGACATTATTTTTTCTTATTGTTTTTAGAAACTTTCTTAACAGTAAATTTTTTTAACATACTAGCAACGTTTGCTGGTGTGTTTTTCGGTAATAGTCCTGCTTTTAAATAATCTTTCATTCCCATCTTAATATTCTCCAAAGTATTGTTTGTTAACTTGTATTTCTTTTTGACCTTTAACTATCATTTTACCTTTTTGAGCCTTGATAGGTTTCATTTCTCCACCCATAGTCTCTTCATATCCCTTTTTTTCAAGCATAGTTTCTTTACCTTCCATAGATTTTGATTC